TGATGCTGCAGTAAAAGCAGTTGTTTTAATTGATGTTTGCCAATTAACAGAACCTGATCTACCAAAACCTGTTTGCGATGCACCTGATGCTAAAGCAATCGTATCACCACTAGCGCCAATAGTAATTGTATTACTATTCTCGTTAATAATGTTTTGACCACATTGGTTTTGTATATTGTTTACTTTAATTGTACTTGTCATAATTAATATTTATTACTAACCTTTCAGTTTTATCAGTTTGTATATTTGCATTGTGTTCTGTTTTACCATTAAAAAATACTATTCTGTTTTCTTTATCTTTAATTTTTTTATTTCCAATAGAAGTTGAACCGTTTGTTGTAGTTAAATAAAAAATAGCTGTTTCATATTTTTCTACATTTTTTAAATCTGTATGTTTTGTATGTGAACTTTTTTTATTTTGTTTTAAATATAAATTTGACTTTACTCTTAAAAATTCTTTTGCTTTTCTTTTTTCAACAATTTTTTTTAATAAATTTTCTATTAAATTAAATTTATAACTTTTTACATTATTTTTTAAAAAACTATGTTCAAACATTGGTTGTGTTTTTGTATCATAATCAACCGATTTTTGACAATAAAACCAATTAAAATCACCGTGAAGCATTTCTTTTTTCATTTCTTTTAATTCATTTTTATTTATAAAATTATCTACTACCATCATAAACCTACTGAAATCTATACCTTATCATAACTATCCCTGATCCACCGTTACCACCTCGTCCTGGATAACTTGTGCAATTTGAACCTCCACCACCACCTCCAGTGTTAGTTGTTCCATCGCCACCATCTGGTCCACCTCTTGCTCCTGCGCCTCCACCACCAGATCCTCCTGGTTCTGCACTAGAACCACCTGCTCCACCACCGCCACCAGCATAATATCTAACATTACTTACAGGGCCAGTTGTTCCATAAGACGGTGCTGTTGGACCAACAAAAGCGTCTGCTAAAAAAGAACCAATACCCCCTGCACCAGATCCTGGTGAACCACCATCTGCACCAACTGCACCTGCTCCTCCACCTCCACCACCATTTCTTGATGGTGCTGGTGCTGGTGAGCCTTGTTCTGATAAAGGTGTTCCATCACCACCAGGATTCCCTTGTGGTGGGCTTACTGGTGGAGTATTTCCTGCTCCACCTGTTTGTGTTGTTGAATTTCCTCTACCACCACCTGCTCCAGAACCACCTGATCCATTTGAACCTGTTTGTAACACATTTGAGAGACCACCACCTGCTGAAGTAATAGAGAGAAAAGTTGAAACTGATCCTGCTGCACCACCTATATTTGAATCTGGATTTGGCAAATTACCACCTGCTCCACCTGATCCGACTACAACTGGAATAGCTGAAGCTGGAACTGATAAACCACAAGTTGCAGCAACAGGTGACATTAAAGAAGCAGATATACAACCAACAGAATTTGATTGTCTAAAACCTCCTGCTCCACCACCACCCATTCCTTGATTGTTTCCAGTGTATGCTGAACTTCCACCACCACCTGCAACAACGTGGTAATCTACTTTGTTTGATCCGCCTGCATTTCCTGCATTAGATACACAAAAAGTGCCTGGACTAGTAAATACGTGTGTCTTAAAATTTCCAACCGTTAAAGTTGCATTTCCACCTGTTGCTGCAACAAATTGTGCTGGTGCAATATTTTCACTAGAGTCTTGTGTGGTAATCCAACCTTTTGTAGCATCTACAAAAACTAAAACCACTGATTGACCATCAGTGCTTAAAACTGAATTACCTGCAGTTCCTCCTATTTTATCTGAACCATTTGGTACAATTGTTAAACTATTGCTATTAAAAGTGGTTGCGTAATCTGCAACTGCTACTATAGCACCCGCTGTTCCTGCTGGTAAATTCATATTAAATGCACTACCTGATGTATTTGCAAAATATCCCTCTCCACTTGCTGCAGTAAATGTAGCAGTTTTAATTGAACCTGTCTGCCAATCTACAGCCCCAGTACGACCAAAACCAGTTTGAGTAGCACCCGTTCCTAGTTGTACAGCAGTACCACATCCACCAATAGTAAGGGTGGAACCACTTTGTTTATCAATAGTATCTACTTCTATTTTAGACAATGACTAATACTCCTGTTACTGTAATTGTACCAGGAACAGTTATTGGTCCTGCAAGAACTCCGTTCTCAACAGTCTGTGTGCCATCAATCGTGCCTGCTTGATTTTTTATAAATTCATCTGGAGATGTTTGACCTCCAATGTATTGAATGCCATTTATTACTGCCGTCATATTACTCCTTACGTACTAATACTATCTATAAATGAAGTGACAATATCTAAAGAAGAAGCCGTGTTAGATTCTGCTTTTAAAGTGTCACCATTTTCTAAAACAATTTTTGCACCACCTTGTATCAGTTCAATTGCAGAATTTGGTGGAACACTCACATCTTTTGCAAGATAGTGATTATTACCGCCGTTCACAATATAAACATCAACAGCGATAGTTGAAGCGCTGACATTACAACATCTAATACCTATAACCGCATCATAGTCTCCACCAACTACTAAATCGACTGGTGAGGTACCAACGTTTCTTTGTAAATTGTTTCTAAAATCTTGTGCCATATTTTATTCCTTTATAACGCAACAGCCATCGCAAGTGCAAAACCTGCTGAAGCTGCTCCTACTGGTGTGCCCGACGCATCGAGATAAACCGTTTTTGCTGCAGGCATTGTTACAAATACATCTAGTGTTCCGCCTGTAAAACTTATTTTAGATGTATTACCTGAAGAGTTATTAATAACTGTTGTTCTCTCCAAAGTTGTTGAACCTGATAAAGTTCCTAAACCTATTTCAAACGTGTTTGTGCCTTGTTCAAAAATACAATAGTAAGTCGTGTTACCTGTTCCAATACCACTATTAAAAGTTACATTACCTTGTCCAGATGCAACACCCGCAAGTGTAATATTACCTGTACCAGATGTTGTACTGTTTTCTTTTACTCTGTCATTTATAACCAAAGCCATTTTATTCTCCTATTACGAACTTATACTAATAAGCGAATTTGTTCCAGCTGCACCAGGTCCACTTGAACTTGTACTTGGGAACGTTATTGTAAATGTTCCGTTTGAACAAGATTTGGTTCCACCAAAATCTAGAACAACGACTAACTTATCAGACGCTGAATTGTTATATATAACTCCATAGGCAGCACCAAAAGTTGCTGACGTCCACGATATCGTATCAAAAGTCAAAGTTGCAACACTTGTTTGGTTAGCAACAGTTCCATTTTGCAAAGTTTTTCCACCAGTTGTATAACCAGTTCCAGAAGTTCCAACTTGGTTAGCTACTCCTGAACTATAAGCAGTATCTGAAACAGCATAAGGTGCTCCTGATCCAGCTGCATACAATGCTAGATTGATAGTGTTTCCTACAAAGTTATGTGTTCCTTTTAACAATTCTTGTCCGAATGAGTAAGGTACTACGTTTGCCATTTTTATTTTCTCCTATTTATTTTCCATAACTTGATGGTGGTTTGACGTTAAGTTGAGCCCGAACTTCACCATCTTGATATTCGTCTCTGCGTCTGTTCCCGATTTGCTCGAGAGCATACGTTTCTAAAGCTTCATTATAAGCAGCTTGGTAGTATTGTAACATATCCTGCGGTCCTTTCAAGTACCCATATGCATTTACCAGGCAGGCGTATAATAAAAGATCTGAATATTTATTTGACAAATATGTGCCAGCTGTACTTGGTGTTCCTGTAGTTATTGTATCTGGCTCTTTGTCGTAAGCTAGTGTAATTTCGTAGGTTCTGTCGGGTGTTGGAGCTACTACCCAAAACTCTTCATCCCAGTTTGCATAATATTTTGGTATATCTACAGCTGAAGTTCCAGGTGTAGAATAATATTCTGCTATAAAACTAGTATCTCTTTGTTCTAAATAAAATTGTTCATTATCGGAATTTGTAAGTTGAACATATCTAATAAATCTTAAATCAGCTGGAATAGTCACATATCTATTACCAATAATTAAATTTGATGTTGCATAAAATACACTTTGATCTGTATCTATTGCTCTATGAATTTTTAATTCTGCATTTTTAATTATTCTCTCTAACACAGTGTCAGATAAAACATTACTACCCACTTCTGTATAGTTTCTAATATCTGTTTGTAGATTTGCTAAAGTGTATGCCATTATCCGTTTACTACTCCTAATGTTACTGGTCCTGCAGAACAATTATCTCCACCACCTGATATACCACCTGTTGTAGCATTACTAGTGCTTGTTATGTGAAAATAATTTATAGGCTGTGTTAAAGGATCTGTTGTTGTAGCTCCTGTAATATTACCTGAAGAATCTATTTGTCCTAATGCAATTGTAAATCCCGATGCATTATTTAAATCACTGACGTTGTCAAATGTTGGAATAGTTGCAAAAGCTTGCAAATTTTTTAAATCATCTGGATTAGCACCACCTGGTCCAGCAGAAGTTACAATAGGGGGCCCTCTAAATCTTACAGTTGATCCAGCAGCTCTTTGGTGATCTTCTGAAAAAACATTTACATAAGTTGTCCCGCTATAAATAACAGATGTAAAAGGATTGTTGTTTAAAAGTATTAAACTTGTTTTTGATTCTGGTTGTGGTCTTGGGTTAAATAAAGCTTGTGGATCAGAGCCAACTGGTTTTGGTTGTAGTTGTGGTTGCTTTGCTTCAAACTCTGAAAAATGAACTAATGATCCATTCCATTCTCTAACCATTTCATCATACGGAAATGCCATTCCTGATCTATCAGAAATTGCTAATGCGTATTTACCTGATGCATACTTACCCATTATACTCCATCTCCATAAAATGTTTGTGGTGAAATGAAAGTAGATGTGCCTTGATTGTCTGCATCCAATGCTCTTAACAATTCACTTTCATATCTTCTTTCCAACTCTTGACTCATAGCTGGTGAATATTTTTGACTTAAATAATATGCAAGTCCTGACATCATACAAGGATAAAATCTATTAACGACATCAGTTGTAAAATTATAAGAACCTGCGTCTTGAATTTTTGCTAAATAATAAAAACAAAATTGAAAATTACTTGGTGTTGTTGTGCTTGATACACTTGAACTTGGTGTTGTATATAAAAATATACTTGGGTTTAGTTTTCTTTCTACATAATATTGTGATGGTGTGCCTTTAGCTAGTTTGTTTGGCGTAGCTGAATAAGCAGATCTATCTATTTTTGTAAGTGCAATATCTTGTGGTGCAGTGGCATCAGAGTTGTTTCTGTAATATGCTTCTAATACTGAATCTATATCGTCAGGAAAATTTTCAGAGTCAGATGCAAAATTATATTCTGCTTGACCTTCTACTAATGGAATTTTTGCAAGTTTAACTTTCCATAAATGTACACCTCTATTAGCCCACTCTTGGAACATTATATTTAAAGAACGTCTTGCTGATTTTAATTGATAACCTGTTCTAGTACCTTGAACTCCTGTTCTTTCAAAAGCTTCTTCTATAATTTCATCTATTTGTGGATTAAATTCTGCTTCACCAGAAGTTGGTGCAATAGTTTGGGCAGCATTACCCATACCACTATGATTAGTGCAATAATAAAATAATACAGGAGCCCCAGTTTTTTTAACAGGTGCTACAACTATTGTTGTTTTAGCTCCAGAAGTTCCTGGTGATCCTGTTGAAGTTACACCAGTCGTATAAGAAGCAGCTGGTGAGTTGTTTGGATTTGTAGAAAAAGCTAGTTGATGAGTGTCGTTTGTAGAATCAGACTGATCAAATATGTAAGTGTTGCCTTCATCTAAATATAAAACAGGGGCTAACTCACCGTTAATATAGTATCTATTACCGGTTCCGTATTGTGTCGTGCCACTTGCTACAGTGACTGTATAAGTAATTGTAGCCAT